TACAGAACTCGGTTCATTGAAATTCTACTGTAGGAAGCCCCAGCCCCAGAAGGGCATCGGCATTAATTCCTAAACGACAATCCTGTGTGCGTTCGACCGATATATTCTCCGCATACAGGCAGATATTCAGAAACCAAGAAACCTACGGGTAAGAGATTCTTGATTCGTAAATCAACAAAGGACGAAACACGGGGTGGCGTAAAACCCACCCTGTTGTCTTGCGGTAACCCGCAACTGATGAGTCCACACCAGTATTCCAAAACACGATTACCTGTTCGTTCACAGGTCTTCCCTCACGGGTCGTATTCAAAACCAAAACCAAAACGCATATGAAAAACCAAACCGCAGAAATCACGGAGGGCAAGGTGACGAACAATCCGTTCTACCTCGTCACGCAGGAACGCCTCCACCTCCCCGATGGAACGCCCACCCCGTTCTTCGGGAATGTCCGCAAGGACACGGGCGTGTGCCTCAAGGCAGTCACGGAACGATACACCATCGTGCAGAACTCCGACCTCATCGAGAAGGCGGAATCCATCTTCGACACGAAGGGGATGAAGTTCACTCGCAATTGCGAAATTACGCAGGACGGCTCTCGGATGTTCGCCAACTACACCTTCGCCAATCACGGCTTCAAGGTGCAGAAGGATGACTTCCAGATGCGTGTCTCGATTCGTAATTCGTTCGATGGCTCGATGAAAGTCAGTCTGGTCGTGGGCTTGATGCGGGTCGTGTGCAGTAACGGAGCGTGGTCGATGGATGGCGGTATCGACTTGATGCGTAAGCATACGGCTTCCGTTGATGTCGAGTTCGCCTCCAACGCTGTCGATGTCGCTATCCGCAGTTTCGAGTCGCAGTACGACACGCTCGACCTGTTCAGTCGCACGAAACTGAATCAGCAGGAAGGGCATCAGTTGCTCAATGGGCTGGTCGTGCGGAATGTCCTCGCTGACAGGGTCGCTGACAAAGTTCGTGAAATCTGGGAGAAGCCGACCTACGAGGAAGACCGCCAAAGGAATGTCTATAATCTGTGGAACGCCATCACCCAGCACACCACGCACGACATCGCTGGTGAACGCAGGAAGGTGGAACTCGCCACCCGCCTGTCCACGAACGCCACGATGACGCTGGCTGACTTCGCCCGCAAGGGACGCATCAGCGACCTGTTCGTCAAGGAACTCCAGAAGAACAACTGAACAATCTGACAACGGGGAAGGGCAGACAACTCTGCCCGACCCCAGCGTCACCAAATCCTAACTACAAAATAATATGTCCAACTACATCCTCGTCACCACGCAGTTCCTCGAAGACTACGGAACACGCCACAAGTTCAAGGGAGGTCGCAACTACGCCGTCCCTTCCACGGACATCGGTGATGCCATCGCCCTCGTCAGCAACTACCTCTTCCAGAGCAATCTGGAATGGGTGAACTCTGCAAAGGATGGAGCAAAACACGCTCCCTCTGTCGAGTTCCCTATCGTGCCTTCGCTGTCCGACCCTATGGAGTTCGACTTCGACACGCTGGAAGCCCTCGTAGCGAAATGTCCAGAATGGGAACGGGTCTATGTCATCCGTGACGGCAAGGTCGCAGAGACCATCGCCCCTCGTATCTAAATCCTAACTACAAATATCCTATGACCGAAATCCAAATCCAAATCGCAATGGCACAAGCGTATGCGTCTGCCTGTCTCCGCTCCGCCCTCGATGCTGACCAGAAAAACAAGGGTGGCTTCGATGGCTCGCAATACAAGGCGTGGAACGACTACGATGATGCTCTGGCTAAACTCCACGACCTCATCGCCAAGACCAGCGTCTACGATGCCCCTACGGAACACGACTCCCCCGCCCGTCTGGAACAGGTGAACGAACTCCCCTCGGACGATTACAATTCCTAACTACAAATATCCTATGCACCAAATCCTAACTGCGATTGCTCTGCTCTGCGTTGGCTCTGTCGCCTTCGCTGGTCTGGTGGGCTTCCTCGCCTACTGTACCCGCTAACCCACCCCGTGTCTCGTCCTTGACCACCCAAGCCCACCCTGTGCCTAACCGCCTCGGTGGGCTTTCTTGTTTGGTGTTCCCGCCCACCCCCACGCCCTGCCACGCCTGTATCAATCCTTTACCCATACCTACCCCTACCCTGCCCCCTTATCCCGCCCCACAGGGCAAGCCAGACCCCTTCCCCGACTACTGAACACCCGTTCACCTACCCACCTAATCCAGCGATTCCCTTTTCCTTTACACCTTTTTTACATTTGTGAATCAATTGTTAATTCCTTTTACTTGGGATGGGTATCCACACATCGGCTACATTCTATAATAAACCTTATAGAATCCTTATATAAACCCTTTTTGCTTTTGGCTTTTAGGTTTTATAATAATCCCCTACCCCAAGGGGGGGCGGGGGTCTTTTCCTTTTTAGGTTAGGCTTGCTAATACCCATCCAGCCAGATACTTTTTTTATATTAAAAAGCATCACAGGAATAGACTAAGGCTTGAAGCGACTACTTGTAGGAGCGTTAGGGGGTTATTAGGGGGTTGATAAGGTATTGAGTCAAGGAGCAACTTGTGAACAAGCCATATCTGGTCGAAGTATTTAGTGCTTGACACAAGGAAATGTAAGCCCCTTAATAATCCCCGTTGTTCACCCCCTCCCTTCGCCAACTAAGGTTGGCTTCAGTCCCCCAATTCTGGGGGAAGGGTTCTGGTGTTTCGTAGAGATTCGGATTGACTATCAGAGAAGAGCCAATGAATACATGGTTGTTCTTTGACTTTGCCGTGTTAGCACAGCGGTAGTGCATCTGTTTTGTAAACAGAGGGTCGCTGGTTCAAATCCAGCACACGGCTCTCCTTGCGACCCTTAGTTCAACGGATAGAACACCCGCCTTCTAAGCGGGTTATCGGAGTTCGATTCTCCGAGGGTCGATTTCAGTCTTGTGGTGTAATGGTAGCACGAGAGATTTTGGTTCTCTTTGTCTAGGTTCAAGTCCTAGCAAGACTATTGCTGAAGTGGTGGAATGGTATACACGGCTGACTTAAAATCAGTTGCCACACGGCTTGTGGGTTCAAGTCCCGCCTTCAGCACCATTTCGGGGGTGTAGTTCAAAGGTCAGAACACTCTGCTCATAACGGAAGAAACGCTGGTTCAAATCCAGCCGCCCCCACCTTTAAAGTTGACATATCTTATAATCTGTAAAAATTCGGCTTATGAAAGAAAAGGCTCTCTCCCTGTCGTTGGGTCTCTCCAGAGACTTAATCAAGGAACTCCGTGACTCGTACATCGAGGGTGTCCATTGGAAACGCATGGAGTCCCGCAAGCCATCCCACCTCTGGGAAATTGAGTGGAGCGAATCGGGGATAGCCCTCCTCCGTGATAACCTAGGAATTAAACCAGAGGAAAAGGTGTTCGCCCCAGAAAAGAAAAGCGGCACAGTTTACTGTAAGTTCAAGAACCCACGCATCATCGGGGTTATGATTGACGGCAAGGAACAGAATGTCCTCTGTAAGGAATCCTTTAAGTTCGGTATCGGTATGCCTGTCGATGTCCGCTGGGATGGAGCACGATGGGTGGTCGTGCGACACCCTAGGTTCATCGGAAAGTACTAAAATAAAAAAATTTTAAACCTATGAATTGGAGTTGCAATGCTTGGTAATGACACAATGGAATCTCCAGATGACAATGAAGACGAGGGTGACATCCCGTTCCAAGAACTAATGTGGCTATAAATTCTAATTATTAATAATACTATGGGTAAATCTCGACAATTAAAACAACCTCCGCAGTCCTACGGCACATCTTACCGAGGTGCAGATTCATTTAGTTCTAATCCTATTGGTTTTAATTCAGACAATCAATTGTTTGGAAATTTTTCCTCCCAACAAGGACTTTCTGCCGCTTACTCTCAGCCCCCGCCCCTAGGCACTTCACCGCCCCAAGAAGACTCTCCAGAAGTAACTGCACTTAAACTTGTTTTGTTAAAAGGTAAAGGAACTAAAGGTTCGGGCTTTGAATACAAGCCGTGGTTTACAAATATTAGGTAATGGCTTTCTCTCCCACACCGCATCCAATACTTGTTACTCCTTCCGAGGATGACATCAAGAGGCTTGCTGAAAGGGTGGGTTCAGAAAAAATTGTAGAAATCCTTAATTTAAGGGAGGATAAAATCCTTGCAGAAAAACTTGACCCATATAGGCATGGGTTCGACCTACCGCATTGGAAGGAAGCCGACCAGTTGCTAAAGGAGAACAACGAAGTTCTCATCCTTGGCGGTAACCGAGCGTCCAAAACTGAATGGGCGGCTAAAAGAGCAGTCCAGACGCTTGTTAACATAAAAGACGCTAGGGTGTGGTGTCTGCACACCACGAATCAATCTAGCATTCAGATGCAACAGAATGTTATATACAAATATCTGCCATCTGAGTTTAAAGACCTAAAGAAAAACAAAGTGCAAAATGTGCAATACACGCAAAAGAACGGCTTTAGCGATAACACATTTATTCTCCCGAACAAGAGCCAATGTTTCTTTATGAACTACGCTCAGAAGCGGGATGTCATTGAGGGTGGTGAGGTTGACCTCATCTGGTGCGATGAGTTAGTGCCTCTTGATTGGATTGAAACGCTCAGATATCGTGTTGTCACCCGAAGTGGCAAATTAATTGTCACATTTACACCAATAACTGGATACAGTAGCGTTGTTAAAGAATATGTCAGCGGGTCAAAAATATTAGAAACAAAGCCGTCACCCCTGCTTCCCGATAACATCAATGTTAACGGCACACCTCGTGGGACAATGCCCTACAAGGCTAAGTCAACCATTCGCCCTGCGGCTGTGATGTGGTTTCATAGCCAATTAAATCCCTACAACCCATTTGAACAATTAAAAAAGACCCTTGCTGGAAAAAAACCTTATGAAATTAAAATCCGTGCGTATGGCTGGGCTGACAACATCAGCGGAAGCCAATTCCCTAGATTTACAGAAACAATCAATGTTGTCAAGGAAGACCAAGTTCCAAAAGAAGGAACAAACTACATGGTCATCGACCCCGCTGGGGCAAGAAATTGGTTCATGCTTTGGTTACGAGTGGACAAATCTGGAGATATGTATGTGTATCGTGAATTCCCAGATTCGTCTGATGGTGAGTGGGCTTTGCCATCTGCCGAGCCAGATGGAAAGGCTGGTACTGCCCAGCGTAGTAATGCTGGAAGAAGTCTTGCGGATTACAAGGCGTTGATTTTAGATTTGGAAAAGGGAGAAGAAATCTGGGAGCGTTACATTGACCCTAGGGCTGGCGGGTCAAAGGCGGTGACCGAAGACGGAGGCACAACGCTTATTGATATGCTTGATGACGGAGAAAACCCTATGCACTTTGTGCCAGCGGCTGGCATCCGCATTGAACAGGGTGTTGCAATGGTAAATGACGGCTTTAGTTATGACATGAACCAAGAAATATCACCATTAAACAAACCAAAACTTTACATAAGCGAATCATGTCAAAACTTAATATACTGCGTCAAGGAATGGACGGGTCAAGACGGAGAGAAGGGGGCGAGCAAAGACCCGATAGACTGTCTAAGATACCTAATTATTATGAATCCACAATGCCAAGACCAAAACGCCACAAAGGGTTGGGGTGGAGGAGGTTACTAATGGAAATCTATTATCCAGCACTCTTGTCTCGTCAGAAAGCGATGCACTTGACAAAATTTGGTAGGATTAGACTTGAAAACCTAGTCAAAAAAGGACTAGTAAGAATTTTTACCACTAAAGGCGGTCACAAACGCTATTTTAGGGACGATTTAATTAAATTAATATATGCACAAGTATAACAGCGGGAAAGACCAACTCGTCTTTGCAAGCGATAAGCCCGACATTCGCTACCTTTTTGACGAATATCATCGGTCTACACAAAACGGAGGCAACACCGCTAATATTGCAGAAAATGATGACATCCGTCTGGCTCGTTGGGCAGGGCAAACCGATGACGGCAAGAAGCACAGCGAAAACCTCCCCGATGGTCAACCAGCGTTTCCGTTTGAGGGTGCGTCTGATATTAGATGCCGATTAGTTGACAGAACCATCAACGACCTTGTTTCGATGATGATGACAACCTTTGACCGATGCCAAGTAAAGGTCAAGGGTACAGAATTTAGTGACTCAGAAGCCTCCGCAACTTCTAATATATTAATGAGTTGGCTACTGGAGTCACGCCTTCGTTCAGAGTTAAGACGGGAAGCAGAGTTGCTTGCCCAATACACATCACAATACGGCTGGGCTGGTCTGCATATTATCTGGGAGCAGGAGATGGGTACAAGACACCAGAAAATCCAGATGGAAGAAATCATGCAAGTGGTTCAACAGGCAGTCCAAACTAATCCAGAGTCTACACTAAAGGATTTGCCTACCGCAATTATGAATCCAGAGCAGGAAGATTATGCTGTGGATTTAATCATGCAATACCTAAAGGCTGTAAAGCCAAGGGATGTCAAAAAAGCAGTTAAAGAACTTCGTGAAACTGGTTCGGCTAATTTGCCAGAAATATTTGTTTCTAAA